TGCTGAACTGATCTATGGTCATACCCGCAGACAACGCAGTATTGGTCATCTCAATCATGCCACCAGAATATACGGCCCCCACCCGACTCATTTCTTGGAATCCACCAATCATCTTGTTGGTTTGTGCCAACAAGAACCCAATACCTGCTTTGGCTAACTCAGTTATTTGATTACTTAAAAATCCCAATGCTCCGCCTGCCACAGTGGCCGCAATGCCCAAAAGCCCTATTCGTCCGCCCGCACCAGCCATGGCCCCGCCTAGTTGTTGTAGTCCCCCAGCAGTTGCTTGAACCTGTTGATTGGTTACATCAAGTTGAGCCGACATGTAACTAGCTGCAACATCCATGGCGGTTCCGCCTGCCGCAGCAGATTTTAATGCAGATGTCATACTTGTGACTGCGCCTGCTAGACCAATACCAATTACTTTGCCTGTGGTTTCTTGAATAGTTTTGATTGTTTGATTGCCAGCATGCTTTAACTCAAGATCGCTCTTGGCTTTCATTAATTGAGCCTTGACCTCGGCGTCAGTAGTTCTTGCTATTTGGGCACGTAGATCTGATAGTTCCTGTTCCAATTCATCAGAAGTAACACCCACGGATTTTATCTTGTTTTTGAAACTTTCAATTTGATTTTTAGTTTCTTCGTATGTTTTTTTACTTTTTGCAAGATACTCAGATTGGCTTTTAACGTTCCGATTTATTTTATCTTGTAGATCCACGAAAGACTTACCAGACAGTACAGCCAACATTTGTGTGAGTTTGGTAACTTCATCAGATGCACCTTTGGCACTGTTACCGAGATTAGTTACATCATCATTTTGCGTGGACATGAATTTTTACCTATAAATATAATACACTATCAAGTATTTATAGGATCTAAACCATGGAAGAAATCAAGTATAACCCCTTATCAAAACATTTTCGTCAACCCGCGCTCTATATCAGTCTGACCAGCAAGGGCAAGTTTTGGCGCGAGGGTTCGGTGGATTTGCCGGTAACTGGAAAAATCCCAGTCTACCCCATGACCACTAGAGACGAAATAACTCTACGAACTCCGGATGCACTGATCAATGGCACCAGCGTAGTTGATGTCATACAAAGTTGTTGCCCCAACATCAAAGATGCGTGGGAAATGCCCAGCATTGATGTAGACAGCACATTGATTGCGATAAGAATTGCCAGTTACGGGCACATGATGCCCATCACCAGCAAGTGCCCGCACTGTGATGAAGAACACGAGTATGATGTTAATTTATCCAATGTACTGGAAGGAATCAAAGCACCCGATTACGATGCACCGGTCGCGCTAGAAAATGGTTTGACTGTTTTTCTTAAACCCATGTCATACAAACATGTCAGCAAGACTGGAGAAATAGCTCTGGAGGAAGAACGACTAATTCAGACTCTAGCCAATGATGAACTGAGTGACGAAGACCGTAACAAAGGCTACGAAATCCATTTAAAGAAAATGGTTGAATTAAGTCTAAGTAATCTAGCCCATTGCACACACCAGATTGTAACCGACAACAACGAAACTGTATCTAACTTTGACTTCATCAAAGAGTTTTACGCCAATGTGGACAGCAAGGTATTGCGTTTTATTCAGCAACAACTAACTGAATACACAAAAGATGTAAATCTCAAACCAGTACCAGCAATCTGCGACAACTCGGAATGCGGCAAAGCATTTGATATCACAGTGAATTTTGATTACTCAAGTTTTTTCGATCGCGGCTTTTGACCCTGGACAACGATGGTATTATAAAATTACTCAATAGCTATGAGCGAGAGTCAAAAGCCTTAAGAGAAGAAGTATTGAGATTGTGTTGGTGGATGCGTGGCGGATTAACCTATGACGAGGCATATATGCTGAGTCCCGATGAAAGAGAGATTATTGGTAAAATTATTGAGAGTAATATGGAGACCACGAAAAAAAGTGGCCTCCCGTTTTTTTAGTAAATAAGCAACCCATATTTCTAAGTAAAAATATAAAGAGTTAAAGTCAATCATTCAAGATGTCTAAAGACATCTGTTGTTGCGCTTCGCTTACAACATTTATTTCTTTTTTAATTATAGAGTTAGAGCGCAGCGATACTAGTTTCATCCAGAACTAGCAGTCACACTTTGCCCGATAAACGGGCAAAGAAAATGATTTCATCCGAGACGCACAATCACTCAGCGTTAGAGCATTACAGAGGCGGTTGACCTGTACCTCGAGCTCCGTCTTTATTCAACGGCAGTTAATATAACATACGCAGACACATTATACTAACCTGTGGGAATTACCCACTCATTTAGCCTTGGTTAATTCTTTTCAAATAGCAAAACTGGTTGTATGAAGGCATATCCAATCGTCGTCCTGTCAAGGATAGTTGCTAAGTGCTCTGTACGGCGCAGAGTCTTCCGTCCGAGTGACACGTAGTCCTCTTATCTTGGGCACACGTTTTTGACTTGTGCGAGTCTTAACCGTTTAGTTTGTTTATAATGTGGGATTGACTTGGTGTCAGATTTTATGTTTGAATTTTCTTACCTTCACTGATATCCATCCATTATACCATTTATTTTCATCTAACAGCACATCATACTCAAATTGGTATTTTGCTTCATAATATGATAATTCATTTTTTGAATTACAATATCGCAAAATTTCTCTAGAAAACTTATCTTCACCTAACGCAGCAACATCTGCTTTGAGATCTTCTGAACTTGACCAGTAAGTGAGCCAATCAGAATCTACTTTGTTGCGTATCTTCTTTTTCTTCTTGGTGCCGTTTTTAAGTTTTACAGTTTTATAAGATGTTTTTGCGAATTTTGCTAGTTTTTTGCCTATGTACTTCTTGCCAGATAGATTATTTGTAATAATGTAAACAAATCCCACAGTTTCCTCTGGGAGTTCGTTTACGGGGGTGCCTTGATAAAGCCATGACATGTAATATAATTATGACAGTTTACCATGATGTAGAATATTCTTGATTTACTAGGTTTTTGTTACATTTTTGTTGACATTCTTGCCATTTGAACGCCTTAAAGTCATCGTCCCAAAATGGGTCTTTGACTGCATCTGTTAAGGTCCTGTGATTCAGATTAAATTGTTCAGCTAGAGTCTGCCATTCGTTATTGTGACTGTAGCGATTTGCTACCCAACAACACGGAAAAAGTCTGCCTCTAGCATTTATATAAAGCCCCTTATTGCCTATTTCGCATAAGGGTTTTACATTGTTTTGTATTGTAACATCATTGTATAATTTAATGTTAACATCAGGTATTTTACTAGTCCTTTTAGTAAAATCAACAATATCTCTTTCAAATCTGTGACTACTGCTGATAAATTTTACGCTAGGCTCTAACGGATCGTTAACACCATACCCGGAATAGATACTACCGAACTTTGTGCTACGTGTTAATTGAAATCTATCTACCCCTAGCATTTTCGCCGAGTTGCACATACTATCTATGTGTTCTTCGTTAAACTTAAATGCAATAGCGGCCCATACAACGGTACAAGGGCTTGCAACTCTGAGTGTCATTACCCCTGCGATAATACTATCGTAGTTACTGTTTACACGGTATAAGTTGTTGCTAGGGTTGTCATATCCGTCAATGCTAAAATGCACACTATCTTGTTCTGTTAATGCATTGCCTAGCTGTTGCCACCACTCAGTCTTTTTGTGTGAGCCGTTTGTGATGATAACAATCTCAACAGGTTTGATACTTTTGATATATTCTATAACAGGAATCAAGTCGTGTGCATAGATAGGATCTCCATCGTCTCCGCAAAACGTAATTTTCTCTACGTTTGCTTGTATAAACTCCGGTGTGAAGTTACGTTTAAAGAATTCTAAGTCTAATTCAGTATTGACTAATGTGTCGGGTACTTCTTGACGGGCACAACGAGGACAATGCAAGGTACACTTACTAGAAATCTCTATGTGAAAATGCCAAGTCGCTAACATTATGTAATATCTACATCCGTATTATAACTGGTAAATCCGTTTTCTTTTACTACGTGCAGTGTATTATTAACACGCCCTGCAAGTTCATCTTTATGTGATACCAGCCAAATAGATTTGTTTGACTCTCTTGCCATCTTTTTAAGGATACCCAACGCATTCTCGACACCATTGGAATCCATACCTGAGTCAATTAGTTCGTCGATGAACAGTAAGTTAATAGGTTGATACAAACTTTCCCATACATCACGGAACGCCCAGCTCAATGATAGAATCAAACGATTACGCTCGCCTCTTGACAAGTTATCAAAGTCCAAGTCTCTACCCAGCTCACTGATTGCTACGGTTAAGTCATTGTTAAACTTAACAGTATGCGGCAATCCAATGCGATCTAAATATTGCCCCAAACGTGCATTAAGATAAGATAAGTTTTGATCAATAATACGTTTGCGAATAAAACTGTCTTTGTTGGTTAATAGTTTATGTAAAAACTCTTGATGTTGTTTGATACGATCAAGCTCGTTCATTGTGCCATAATCAATTTCTTCCAGAGCCTGTGTGCTCATCTCTACAATTTGTTCTGCGTAGGGATCTGCTTCTTCCTGCTTGGCAGTTAACTGTGCTAGAATACTGCCCATACTGCTACGATGCTCAAATGCATCTGCTTCACTGGTATAATATACTTGTGGTTTATCGCCTAACTCGCCCAATATAGTCAACGCTTCTGTATTCTCAAGCAATTGTGTATTGGCCGCAAGAGCATTTAACGCAACTTCGCTAATTTGTCGTTGCTTGTCCTCAAGCATTTGTTCATGATTATCATCATGGATGTCTTGTCCACATGCATGACACTGGTGATTTTGCAGTGCCTCCAGCTCGGCTTTTAACCGGGCTATTATTTTATCTTCTCTAGCTTGATCGCGTTCGTTTTGTGCAATATAGCCCTTAATCTTGTCAATCTCGGCTTTCTTTTTTGCATACTCTGCGAGCTTTTGGTGTGCCACAAGCTCTGCCTCAATGTCTAAGTCATTTAGCTCATCAAAGGCCGCAACTAGTTTGTCTAAATCTTCGTCATGCTTCTTAAGCCAAAGCGTTTGTCTACGCTTGAGATTTTCTATTTGTTCTTGTATGCGGGTATTAGCATCTGTAACTGCTTTGATTCTAAATTCTTCTTGAGTAATAGCATCTCGTGTTGCTTTGATTTGTTCTTTTAATAACTCTGCCTTTTCACTTAATAGCGTAATGCCCAGCAATTGTTCAATGATAGTTCTTTGATCATTGGCTTTGAGTGAAAGGAACGGCTCTGTGTAGGTATTAAGCGCCACAATGTGTTTGAACATTTCATGACTCATGCCCAACATACGTTCTATCTCGGCCTGTGTTTCTCTGCTGTCACCTTGTGCATCGTCTGTGATTTCACGTTCAGTGTCGCCTACAAAGAAGCGCATGACGTTGGGCTTGCGCCCACGTTCAATTCTATAACTTTCACCATTGACTTCAAAATCAATAGTCACCATCATACCCTTGGTATTGGTTCGATTAATTAAATTGTCTTTTTTAATATTTGTTAGTGCCTGGCCGTATAGAGCATAACTTAAGGCGTTAGCAATCGTTGTTTTTCCAGTACCATTTCTTGCACCAGCATCGTCGCCACCTAAATCTAAATTTTCTCCAAGTACCAAGGTTAAGTCGCAACGATTAAAGTCAACGGCTTGGGTAGTGTTACCAATTGACAGGAAATTTTTCGCGGTTACTGTTTTAATTTTTAACATTAAAGGTTTCTATATAAATCAAGTAGCAAGTTGGGATCGTATTGTTGACTGTCTATAGTAGTAAGTTGACTATACACGATTTGATCTACACTTTCAAATTCGATATTGCCTTGTATTTGGTAGTCAGTAAGGTCTGTGACTTTAGCCGGAATTAGCGTGATCTCACGCAACTGGTATGTATTGATAAAAGTTTCTTTGATAAATGTTGATTCCTCGTAACTGATATCCACATCCAAATTTACTCTAACATGCATACCAGGACTCAGCATGGCTTCAGTATGATGCAGTACATCACTGAGATTGAATACACGATATCGTGGTTGATCGGGCCACGCATGATAAACCGGCTCCTTGCCCCACTCTAGTATGGTAAGGCCCCTATCATCATCTCCAGCATCAGCGTAGTTGTGCGGAAAGCAGTTGCCAATATAAGTTATATTCTTTTGTGTTTGGCGTTTGTGAAAGTGTCCAGTAAACACATGATCAAAGTTTGAAAAATGTTCTCTACGTACTTCGCCATGTTCGGGCATGGCCACCATGGCATTCATCAAGTATCCGGGCAACTCAAAGTGCCCAAACATGTACCGGCCTTTTAGTTTGGGAATACGTTTGTAATCGTCAGCCACAAGCCAAGGAGCGAAAACGACGCCCCCACTGCTAAACCAGTCATTACATATTTGTACACGCGGGAGATGTTTGGCCCACTCGACGCTTTGTACGTCACGCTTGTCACGATAGTAGAGATCATGATTGCCAGGAATAAAATACACAGTTGAAAAGTTGTCATTTAAGTGCTCCAGTGCCTGTAGGCTATAGCCCAGTGTTAGTATATTTATACTGGCTCTATTATTATGCCAATCTCCCAGGAACATGGCAGTTTCACAACCTTCCTCCCGTGCCTTAGCAGTGGCCCATTTCACAAAGTTCAAACAGTCTTCGTTGTGCAAGGTGCTGTTGGACTTTAGTCCAAAGTGAATGTCTGTAAAAAGTGCTGCTTTTTTAAATAGGTTAGTCATCGCACAATTATACAATATTAAATAGTAAAAATCAAATTTTATTTGCCCAGCTTAATGTCAGTTTTACAACCCATGTTAACCAAATGTTGGGTGCATCGATTTGTCATTGTCGTCCACTCTTCAAGATAGGTGTTTTTAAATTTTTTCTCTGCAGAATCAAAATTTGAAATCAACTGTCTCTTATCATAATTTATTTTTTTATGAATGGTGTTTTTAGCATGTTTAGAGCTTGTATCGGAGAGCTCTAACAGATAAAAAAGACGATCTGAAAACAACACACGTAAATTACAAAAAAGGTTCCAGGTGGAAACAACCTGTTGGTGACTATTTCTTAAAAAAGAATCAGTAAGTTCTACACTAGGTAATTGGCTCCAATTGATGATGCTATCATAATGATAATATCCGTGGGTATGCCCAATTAGTGTACTAGTCAGCCATTCCCACCAGTTGTTTCTATAAACCAATGCTATAGCAGTTTCTTTATTTGCTGAAATGCGGGTAATTAAGTTGTTTTGTATTTCAGCTTTGCTTGCTGCAACAACATGTGGGCCTAATTCTTTATATCGTTGTCGCAACAATGATTCGGTAAATACTGTTCCGCACCTACCAAATGTCACCACTTGATAATGTGTGCTTTCTGTGACCGGTTGTGAAAAATTTAAGTTTGAAACAATATTGTCGGCACATATCCAATTGACGTCGTCGATGCCAATGTCGGTAGAATATATGCTCTTGTACGCTCCATCAAATGACCTAACACTGTTAAAACAGTCTACCGGATCAGAGCACGGAACTTCAAACAAATTTTGTTCATCTGGGTCTGTGGGACTATGTCCGGCCCACATTCCACTATGCTCAGTTTCAAGATTTCGGTATCCCGGAAACTGTGAGTTAATCCACGATCTTTCGCCATTTAGGTCCTGTGTAAAAATTAGTTTACTCATCGTAACTTTCTCCACCGCCGCTATATCCACCGCTCATGCCCTGGCGTGTATAACTGGGATTCAGCCCATTCATTTCCAATATATCATCACGGATGTTTTGATTGCGTTTTTCAATATTCAGTACTCGAGTAAACGAATTCGTAACAGCCGCAGTATAATAAGCAAAAGGATTGGCACTTTTTGACTCATCAAAGCGTAATCCTATATAAGTCAATTGCAACAGTGCTTGGCTACGCATTTCAT